AGAGCTCCAAACTTACCATCCATAGTTTCTAAAGCACCACTAAGATCTCCTTGAAGTACTTGGGTTATAGCTTGGAATGCAGATGTAACCGTATCCATTACTTTCACGATAATTTCTCTGAATTTTTCTGGGTCTGTAAACATTAGGAATAAACCTGCTATACCTGCAAGGAATCCACCTTTGGCTGCAAGTCCCATACTATCCATTTTTTCACCCAATCCTTCTAGTTTATCTCCCATTGAGAATAATGCAGTTGATTGTAGTTCTGCTGCTTTAGCTGCTTCTCTTCTTTCTTCTTCTGTTTGTGCTGCTTCTTTTATAGTTTCTATTTGTCGTCTTGCAATATCTGCAGCTTGATCATCTCCCCTTTCTATAGCATCTTTTAAATTCATAGAAGCCTCTTCGTATCCCGATCTTAGTTGAAGAGTTGTTTCATCAGCATTTCTATCCATAAATCCTTCTAATTTGTTTAGGGATTTTTCTATATCAAAAAGATCTGCGTTGGCCTTCTGTATTTCTTTCTGTTCTTTTAATTCGTCATTTAATAATTTTAATCCTGTTAAGGTGTCATTATTATTAGCCATTGATTCCAAAAGATTACTATTTTTCTTTAGTGCATTATCACTTTGGTCTAAAAGACTTTGAGATATTTTGACTGCCTCTGCTACTTGTTCAGAGGTCATATTATCTTTTTCTAAAAGATTTTGTACGGTGTCAAGTTTACTTTGTAAAATGTTAGCTCGAGCATTATCTCCAGCTGCTCTCAGCTCTTGTATTTTAATATTTGCTTCAGAAGCTTTTAAAATAGCAGAGGATTTTTCCTCATTCTTAGCAAGAATCTCACCAGATTTATCTAAAGAATCTTTTATTTTCTCTTGAGCAGAGGATAATTTTTTAGATTCTTTTTGCTGATCTAATTCAAACTTTGAAGTCTTTTTATCTGACACCTATATCTCCTAATTATTTTCCAAACGCTTTACCAGCTTCTGATATACCAAATGCACCTAATGTAACAACCACAAACGATGTATAAATTGTATCAGAAATAAGTAAGTCTTGACCCATAAATGCTGTAACTAAATCACATATACCAAATACAGTCATAAGACCAAAAGAAATAAATCCTATTATAGATTTCTCATTTATATCATTATCATCTAAGAATAAATCCATAAATTTTCTTTTTGGTGGAGCCAATTGGGATTTAACCTTTCTTGCCTCTTCCTGCATTTCAACAATTGTATCTTCAGCTTTATCGAGCTTATCGATAAGAGCCATATACTTATCTAAATCGATTTCGACTTCGTTACGGCTACTGTCTTGTCCTTCTGCCATTATTTTCTCCTATTAAATTCTTTCATTCTTTCATTTTCTTTTTCAATATGATCTTGAAGTAAGGATACATATATCTCCCTCTCCCACGGCATCATATTATCTAATTCTGTCAAGCTATACCCATGATGCTGCATCATCGCGAAATTCACCCTATAATGATTTATAAGGGATTCGTGTGAGAGGCCTACGTAAAAAAACTTTCAATACCTTTTAATTCTATTGAATTTTCTTTTTCACATTTGGAGCATTTCCAATTCAGATCATGCTGAACTTGTGGAACTCCCTGGAAGAATTCTGTTATCTTTTGAAACTGTTCTGATGTTAAGCTATCTAGGAAATCCCTAATATCTTCTGGGGTTTCATTTTTACAATCATAAACGTTATCTGCATCATATATTGATTCAATACAGCCTACAATCATATCAAAAGCTCCATCAACACTGTTTAATTTCTCCTGATCGTATTTTTCTACTAATTCGATTGCAGGATACTTTATAACACATCCAACTTCTTCTGTTATTTGTATAACATTATTCTTCACTTCTCCTTTAACTTCAATCTCTTCCAGATTTATTTCTACTTGAGTTTGAGCTTCGCATTCGTTATCTTGACACTTCAGCTTCAACTCAACCTTTTCTCCAACTGATTTAGATCTCAGTTTTAGGAAAATCCATTCTATATCAAAGGTTGTTATCTTTCCTACATCTATTCCTTCAATACATGCAGAAATAACATCCTTCATAGCCCTAATGATTTGCTTTTGGTCTTTCGACTCCATTGCAATCATTAAAATCTTTTCTTCTTTGACCGTATAAGGTCTATAATCTATATTTTCTCCCGTAGATGGCAGTATAGTACTGTATCTAGGTGAATTCACCATTGGCAATGCCATATTTTTCTCCTATATTAATTAACCAAATATATCTAGGGCTGCAGATACACCAGATAGTGCTGATTCTACTGCACCTTCTGGTTTAAATTTATCATAAGCCCATGTTACTTCCATTTTCACAACATCTGCTTGTGCATCCTGATTTAGGGTAATTGCATTAACAGCTGTTGGAAAAGCCTTTAGAAGCTTCACTCCATATATCGGAATATTTTGCTGATTTAAATGTTGTATTATAACATCTACAGCATAATTTTCCTTTAATCCTATTCTATGAGTATTCACATTATATATTCCGGACATCCAATTGTCCATCATTTTTCTCATGTGATAATCATTTGTTAATAGAAAACTCATTGTGACTTCCGAATCTATCACAGTGTAAGGAAATTTGTTTGATTGTTGGAAATCCATGTGATCAAATGTAGAAATATTTCTTCCTGGAATATTTACTTCTTGACATAAAATGGATATATCTCTTGGATCGTTTATTAAGTTAGATGCACTAAATCCACCTGATAGTAAAGATCCTACTATTGATTGTACATCTAAATTAATCAAGGATAAGTCAGGAGGAGTAAAAATAACATTAAATCTATTGGATGGAGCAATACCACCTTTCTTTTTAATTGTAGATTTTAAGTTGTCTATACTACTCATTGTTATTTCCTTGCAATCTTAAGACTTTCATTCCATATTGCTGTCTTACCTTTCTTAACAAACTGTTCTGTTGGTAAGAATATCGCAATTTCCCAATCTGTCATTGGCACTAAGGACAATGGAGATTTGATATGGGATGTAAGATAATGTTTGAAACATGGTTTAAATTCTTTATATTTTCTAGTACCTGCTAATAATTTATATCTTAATCTTTTAATTCTTGAGGTTTGTGTTGCCTTTCCCGATTCTAAAGCCATAAGATCATCTAAAAAACTGGCTCTTACATTATAATTTAAATAATGCAAATTTAATCCATAGAATCCACCCTTAGCAGGTTCTACCATTATGGTGAGTGGAAATCTATCGTAATATGGCAATTCCTTTTTCATTTTAGGATCATAGAAATACATATACATATTTCCAATCAATTCTCTGTTTGTTCTTTTCAAAGCAGGATCCTTCAAGAGTGTTCCTCTTCCTGGTACACTGAGATTCTTAATCTGATCCTGGAACCATTCTCTAGATTGTTTAGTTCTAGATTTTATTCCAGCACGTTGTGCTCCAGCTTGTAATGTGTCAAACAGTGATGCCATATACTTTATTTATATGATTAAGTGATTACTTTGATGCCGAGATTCTTTAAAGTTTCTTCAGTCCATACTTGAAACTTCCATCCATTATGTTCAGCAAACTTGTTAGCAGCTTCCCATTTATCATTGTTTCGAGTATATGTAAGGACTTCAGTAACATATTTTTGGGTCTTTCTTTTCCTCTGTTTTGGTGGGATTGTTTCTTTTTTTGGCTTAATTTCAACAAGAAATACCTTTCGATTCTCCATTTGTATAAGCAAATCTACATAGTATCGGTGTATCTTACCATCCAGAGTGGATTTGTAGGGGACTACAACTTCTTCACTATTCCACGATTTAACCTTTGGATTCTCTTCCAACCATTTGAATACTTGCCTCTCCCAAAGTGATCTGTAAGTCACTTTTGCAGGATTACCCATGTATTTTTCGGGTCTTTTTATTGTGTATCTTCCTTTGTAAGCCATATAAATAAACTTATAATATTTTTTATTTATAGGACTTAATACATGTCATCTTTAACATTTCCAACAAATTTAGGGCAGCTTATTGATCAAGATGGTGGATTTCCCCATTGTAGAATTAGTACCAGCCAAAGTGGTTTAGAAATAGATAATATAAATCTTTATGTTCCGAGCGGACTTACTCTTGCTGATGGAGCTTCATATGAAGGTGTAGACATGAGTAAGGTATATGCTGGAAGAGAGGGAATGGAGGGAAATCTTACAGATGAAGATAAATTCCTAATGGGAGGAAAGGCTCTTGCAACGTTTGCAGATAGTATAGGAGATTTTTTAGCTGCAGATAACTTGGGAAGAGGTATAGCTATCAATCCAAACCAGGAAATGGCATTCACCTCTATGAACATACGTAGCTTCCAAATGTCTTGGAAATTAGTACCAGAATCAGAAAAAGATGCAGCTGCAGTCCATGATATTATTGCTTTCTTTCGAAAATATATGTATCCTAAAAGAAAAGGAACATTTGCATTAGAATATCCACCCCAATTCCGTATACAATTTTATATCGGGGAAAAAGAAAGCTTATTCCTTCCTACAATATACGATAGTTATTGCACTGGATTGAGCGTAAACTATAATGGTCAGGAAGGTTCAATGATCTATTTAAAGGCTTTAGAAGACTATGTTGGTACTGAAGTACAGCTCCAAGTAGACTTCTCAGAAGCTAAAATGCTTACAAGAGATGAGCTCTATCCTGAAAAGAATTTATTTGAAATACAAAATGACGATAGACCTCCATATGTTTCATACGATAAACCAAAAGGAGAAGGAGGTAATGGATAATGGCATTCTTTGAACTGTTTCCAAAAGTAGAATACGACTTCAATAGACGAGGAGTCAAACAAAATATGGTAGATCTATTTCGATCTGTTAGACCATTACCAACATTCCTAGATGATATTTCTGGATATAGGTTTTATGAGGTCAAAAATGGTGAAAGACCAGACATCGTATCACAAAGAATATATGGTACTCCTGACTATTACTGGACATTTTTTGCTGTAAATGATTTCCTACATGATGGTATGAGATCTTGGCCAATGAGTCAAGAAGATCTTTTTTCTTATCTCGAAAAAGAATATGAGGGTTATGCAATCACAACAAATCCAAGTATTACACGAACAGGAGATGGTATTATCACTGAATTTCGTGATAGTTTAGCAGGAAGATTCCAATTGGGAGAAGAAATTGTTGGTGCTACATCTGGTGCAAGAGGTACATTCACAAAGAAAAACATAGATATGAACCAACTGATCGTACAAAATGTAACAGGAGCATTTATTGGAGATCCAACACTCGCACAAAACTCTACAGAACTCGTAGTTGGACAGACATCTGGGGATAGCGTATCTACATATCAGGTATTCAAATTTGCAGATGCTCCATACTATTACTATCGAACAGATGATGCAGATCAAAAACCTGTTACGAATGATGTCCATATATCTGGTGGAGAACTCGCATATCAGTTGTCTTATGTCACATATCGATCACATGAATATGCACTCAACGAGGAAAGATCGAAGATTCGATACGTAGTTCCATCATATATTGAACAATTTGTTGATGCATACGAAGAACTCATAAATGTCTAGTAAAGGAACAGCAAGAAGGAATCCCGGAGAGAATACTTCTGTATCTCCAGACTCGTATCATATCGAATATGTCAAACTGACAACAACTGGAGATGATGCAAGAACAGTTGATATCACAAGAACAGTCCAAAAGATTGATATAATAGAGGAAATGACCCAACCATATGTTGAATCAGTCATCTTTATTGCAGATTCTGTAGGGCTATTTCACAACTTGAATCTCACTGGATCGGAGATTGTTGAGCTCAAGATACGAAGAAATCCAACAAAAGGATCGGAACAGGACAAACAAAATCTCGAACTGAAGCTCAAGATTATCGAAATATATGGTCTTGCAAGAAGAAATGTCACTCGACAGGGATTCAATATACGATGTGCATCTGAGCATCTCTATACAAATCAAACGAAAATACTTCAAAGACCATTCCGTAATACAATTGGAAAGCTCGTAGAAGACATATTGAAGAAGGATTTACGTGTAGATCCAGAGCGTATATACAATA